TACCATTTTTTTAAGATCATTCACCTTTTCCACGGTTTCATTAAACGGAAATCCCTTTTGTGGATATTTATCATCCCAATAGTGAGTATAAATTCCGCCTTCCTTTGGCAGTACAACTTCTTTAAACGCTTTCCAGTGGGCTTTATCGTTTGGAACAATATTATCCGGATTTTTTTTTGCCCTGATATTTGCCAGAATAAATGCGAATAAATGTTCTTGAGATATGGTTACAACTTTAGGTTCTTTGTCCGGCATTTTTTTCATCTTTAAGTTTCTTAATATTTTCGTTCATCTCTTTCAAAATCGCCAGCTGCCTTTCTTGAACTCGCAAACCATACTGACCAAAATGAGTAGTAAATTTTAGGTTAAAGTATTCAATTGTCTTTTCCGCTTTATGCGTCCAAATATAGCCGATGGTTATGAGAATTGGCATTGCGATTAAAAACATAATAATCATATTCCAATAACCCTCAAGGCGTAGCAAGTAGAAAATCGCAAAGATTCCCGCTCCTAGATATTTGAAATCATTAAGTAAATCCAATCCTTTTTTTAGATAATAATATATTCTGATCAACTGATTTTTCATCCCATTAAAATACTGCTCTTTTACTTTTGGTTTATTCAACTCATCAAATAAAGTGTCATCCATAATTTAGATTCCCAAGATAGGGAGGAGAGATCCTCCCTATCTTTCATATCATTAAGTGGCTACCGATACATCGGCGTCATCAGCCAACCGGCGGAATTTCACATGAACAGTAACGCTTCCATCGCCTATTGATCCAGTTTTTTCCATTCCAACTTGTAATCTCTTACCTTCTTCAAGAATAGTCGGTTGATTTGCGTCAAGATCTGTTTCATGAGAAATATTTGCAACCGTGACCGCTTGAGCCAATTTAAGCATTCCTAACGACATAATTCTGGAAGTTCCAAGTTGGATAACCCTGGCGGCTAATACAATTGAGCTACCGTAGTTATTGGTTGCGAAAATCCGGAATGTGCCGCCGCCAACTAATCCGCCGCCGGCATTCGTTGTCCTACTATTACCTCTGATAACAATATCCTCAATCTCAAGTTCTCCTTTTTCAGAAAGGTTAGTAAGATTCATGTTGGTAGTTGACAGAGCACTAGAGTATATCGTAGTTTTCAGCCAGAAAGACGCGCCAGCAGCTTTTTTTCCGAGTTCTCTTGCCGCAGCAGCAATATTCTCTCTAAAATTTGGCATAAATTCACCTAGTGGGCCGACAAAGAAATGTAATCGCGAACACTCACCGGCCCGTAATTAATTAACGCGATTATTAATGAGCTAAAAACTTAGCCTATCGCAATCCAATCTAATTGTTCGTTGATCACATTAACATCGGTATCAAGACCGATAATAAATCCGGAAGCAGATGGAGTAATGCCGTTTGTGGTAACTACTGTTATGTCACCAGCTAACGCACGCTTAAGTGCGGAAGCATCAGCCATACCCTCATACCACTCAAAGCTGGAACTTGACGCCGTTTCGTTGATTACCCGTATCCATCGCGGCTTGAAGCCACAGGTAATGGTAATCGCAGCAGCGGTGCTAGAAGTCAAATATCGGCCAACAGCCACATTGGACACGCTGGCTGGTTGTTTTGACTGTGAAGAAGTAACTGCCATAATTTTGTACTTAGTTAATTAGTTAGCCGTTTAAGGCGGCCTCTTTCTCTTTATCGCCAGTAATCTGTCCACGCAAAATAGCAGCTTCAGTCTGATTCAACGATTCGGTAATTATATTGGCGACTTCAAGCGGAACATCAATATAGGTATTTTTTGGTAAGTCAAGCCGATAACTATTAAGAGTTACGGATTGTCTAATATTCGGATCAGCCCCCTGCTGACGCGGAATAAAGATACGAACTCTAGGCTGGGACAATAAAAACTTTTTCATTATCACAGCTTTGCTGCCAGGCTGGGGGTCTGAATCCTTGCTGCCAAATTCTGTTTGTTTACGGTATTGGTATTGGCGAAGATAATCACCCTCTACCTTTACTGGCGGAGTTTCAAGCTGGTCGCTTGGCGGAGTTAGTCTTTCCTCTGGCGCTTTAGGTTCGTCACTTAACTTAGATTCATCAACTGGCGGAGTTTCAAGCGGAGTTTTTACTTTTTTAGTTCTTGCCATAAAAGTAGTTAATTAATTAACTCGAAACAGCGTGTTCTATGCGCACTGCAAAATTTTCGTTCAAGATTTTAGCCACAAAAGTCGCTTTCCAACCATGCGTACCTCGCTGATTCAATGGGTCAGCAGTTCCTGACGAACCAATCGGTTTGACAATATTTTGTAATGCCGCACCGGAAATTCGGGAGATTGCGTAATAATCCCGACCCATAATTAACGTACCGTGAACATCAATACTGCCAGAACCAGCGGATGAGAAAATTTTGGCATTAGTAGTCATCACAAACCGGACATCATCCAAAGCGCCGACTTCTCCTTCCATTGCGGTTTGCTGTGAACCGTATTCCTCAACCCGAATAAAGCCTGAAATATTTTTCAGGTCATACAGGGTATTTTCGGAAACGATGCCAACGAAACAAGCATTAATTGGAGAGGTGTTGAAGCCAGTTGAAGCATTGACCATTCTGGTAATTTTCATCGCATCATTGCTTTGTAAAGTTCGAACTGCTTCCTGCACTTCTGATTTAGTAATCTTCATCGCTGAAGTAACCGTAGCGCGCGTAGTAGCGGTGGAAGCATACTGAACGGTTGTGCCGGCGATAATAACATCGCGGGTTAACTGGTCTAAGGTATTGCCAGCTTGCTGACCGAGTCTGTCGGAAGTTTCGGTCAAAACTGGGTCAAAAGTGGTAAGAGTAACTTCATCGGTTAAAGTCACATAATCGCCATAAAAAGCGACAGTGGCTTCAACATTAGTCACGCTTAACTGCGAACCTGAAGGAGTAGTGCCTTCGGTTAAAGCGGTGGTAGCCGCTGACAATAAAGAATAGCGGCGGAAACGAATAAGTTTGCCGTTATTTTTTGGAATGTCCTTGACTTGGCCCCAGCGGGTGTGCAGCAGCAAAGGACAGGCTGCTTTCAGCATCGTTCTGATATAGAACGCATCTGCCCCTGGGGTAATTTGGGTAAGGGTTGTGTCGGCCATTTAAATATGCTAAATAGTTATATCTCTAAACTAACGATTCTCAAAAAAATATCATCATTAGTTGTAAAGAGCTTCCCATCTAGCCTTTCTGATGGCTAGTATTTTGCCATTTTTTAGTGGGACAATAAGTCCCTTTTAATTAACGCCCGCCAGACATTACTTGGTTCTGGAGTTTTTCCAGCTCCTCATCACTCATCGCGTTGATTTCATCAACATTTGGCAAGCCGTTTTCGCCTGACTTAGGCTTAATAGATCGGCCGCCGCCTTTAGTTTGGTTTGCCTCTAAATCAGCGGCTGCTTTCTTTTTAACCGCTGCGGCTTGTGAACCGCCAAAGGCCAAGTGATGGTAAACAACTGACGGATGAACGCCTTTATACGCAGGGTGAGAAAGATATACGCGCATTCGTTTTTCGTATTTTTTGGCTTCGGGTTCTTCCTGAAAGAAATCCCGAAGTTCACCCTCATCTATTTGTTTGGTAAGTGTTTCCACTACCGGGGTTAACTTTTGATTAATTACCTCTTCAATATCAGTTTCGCCGTCAGCTTCTGGTTCTTCTATTTCTTCTTTTTCCGCCTTGCTTTTCAGCTTGGCAATCTGTTTATTCTTTCTAGCAATAATATTCTGAGCGGCGCTTTGCCTGACCGGAATAGATGCCAGGTCAAGGTCTTTTTCGGGTTCGGGTGGTTCCTCACCCTCGCCACCATCGGCTGGTTCGCCCTCATCGGGCTTGTCTTTTTTAGGAGGTTCGGCTTCTCCCTCGTCGGGTCCCGGCTCAACAATGGGGTTACCCTCATCGTCAAGTTTCGGTTCCTCGGCGGTATCCTTTGGATCTGCCATAGTTTTTAGGTTAAGCACGGAATTTGTGAAATGGCGAAAAAACACAGATTCCGGACGGTTAATTAATCGAGTTAAAAACTCGTGTAAGTAGCGAAGCGAAAATAACTAAAACACTTCGCTACCAGCACCAATTCTTAATACGGATCAAGGTCTTCCGGTTTATTATTTTCATTTGGATCGTCTAAATCAGATAAAAGAGTCTGCGGAAATTCTTTTAGGTCTTTCAGATATTTCCTTTTGGCTTTTAAAATCTCGCTTTCCACTTTATATTGCTCAGCCGGCAATTCTTTCAATCCCTCGCTGTCCTGCTCTTTTTGTAAGTTTTCAATTATGGCATCAAGTCCTTGGATTATAATCTTCCAGAAGTCAGCCTTAACTCCTTGTTTTAAAACTTCGCGAATTGAATCTCGGTCTTTGGGATTATCAAACCTCATATTGTTGCGTTAGCCGGAACCTTCGGCGTGCTGATATTTTCCGTTTTTGGTTGCGTCCCGGCTGGTATTTTAAATTCTGGCTGCGGTTGCATGGCAAATAACTCCGGCCGGTTTCGTTTTTCAACCATTAATCTTTTATGCGCCCTGATATGAGCAATCGCATAAGGGTTTTGGTTTGCTTTACTGTGAATTTCCAAATGAATCAGGTGGTCGTCTTGGATATTTATCTTCGGCAGACTTTCGTTATTAATCGCCAGATTTTCTTCCTCGGCCTGAATCTCGTCTATGGTCGGGGAAAACATCATATCTATTTCTTCTTTGGTTGAACCGTTTAATTTTGCCAAACGCTTTTGAATCGTCCGGCGGTTATTAGTCGGGTCTTGCAATAAAAGTCCGGCAATGGGAATAAATTGTTGCAGTTTGCGTTGGTTTTTGGCCTCTGACACAATTCGGGACTCAATCTTAACATCAGGATCGACCGAAGCGATGATGTTATCTTTAAGTAAAGGCCGCCAGGTGGGAGCAAAGGTGCCGGAAATCCTCACCACCTTTTCGTCAATTCTATCTTTGAAATATGTTTTATAAAGAAAATACCACTGACGCCAAAAAGCTTTTTCACTCCAGCCATAAATCTTGGCGCTCATGCTAAAACGATTTTCACCGCCGGCTAGAACTAACTGATTCTCGCCAAGCGTTCGGTCTTTTTCCGGCTGAATACCCTGCCTGATTTCTGAAGCCGCTGTTGCCCGCTGGGCCGCAGTGTCTAACATATCCATAATTCCAACAACATATTGATGGATTACCGATTTTTGAACCGGAATTAAAGCGTTATCCACCCGTCCGTCAACTCCAATAAACTTATTAAACCGCAAATTAAGCTCATTCTTATTCTTAATTCGCGTCTTATCATAGAGATAATTTGGTAAAACATCGGCTTTAGCACCTTTAAGTCCCAAATTAATTAAAACCGCCCTGGCCCTCTGCTTATCTTCGGTCAAATCAGGAATAGATACGCCATCCCAATCGTCAGACATTGGGTATAAAGAGCGGTCAATAACCGGCCAGCGGTTACCTTTAATCTCAATCAAACGAACTAAAGTTGTCCGGCGATTGCCCAGCGTGACTAAATACTTTTTGCCTCTAATTGTTGTAAACCAGTTTAAAAGTTGAAACTCATAATTGCCAAATTTACTTAGAGTTTCCAGTTTGTCGTTGTATCTTTCCGTTCCTTGCGCTTCGTGATGAGCATCTCTAATTTCATCAATTAAAGATTGAACTTCTTTATCTTTTCTTAAAGAATTGATATTAAAATAGCCGGGTAGGTCTTTAAGTTCATAATAAGTAACTCCGGTTTCATATCCGCCGAATCGCATCGCACCCTTGCCGCTTATTAAGTTTCCATTGACCGAACTAGCCCTGGGGTCCCGCACCCAAGAAGTAGCTGGGATATTTTCAGGCACCGGGGCCATTATTCCTTCTGACCGGTCAAATTCCATTAAAAGTACAAGCCCCCGGCCAAAAAATTCGGCATCCCAATTCCAGAAATAGTCAAGCTGTTCTTTTCCCATTAAGTCATAATCAAAATTAGACAAAACATTCAGATTTTCTTCAATATCCTCATCTCCTTTGCCGCCGCGACCTTCCCACAAAGTATTTAACCTATCTTCATAAAGTGCTGCATGCACGGTATTAAACACCGTAAACATCAACGGATCACCGACTGATTCCGCCACTCGGCGCTGGTTGTTATAGAGCTTAAGCCGCTGAAGCATTGTCTTGCGCTTAGCTTCATTAAACGAATAGGAAACATCATATTCGTTATCAATCTGTTCAACAATTCTTTGCTGAGTTTTGGCATCAATTTTATCAATTACAATTTCCTCGCCTTTGACCACTTCGCGGTCAATATCCTCAAAGACTTTCTTTATTTTTTTGTAGTTAGCTTGCGCCATAATTATTTACAAAAAAAACACTACGATTCATACGCCGCACTACTGGCGTAAGTGTCGTAGTGCTATTTATATAAACAATTTTAATTGTGCTTTGGTATTTTGTCCTCAACTATTGGGACAAACTTATCGTGTTTTAAACAATAATAGCATTTTTCGTCTTTAGTCGGATCAAACGTCCTGACCTGCCATAAACATTGGCTTTTAATTTTTTCATCGGCTTTTCTTTTAGCTTCCTTAATTTCTTTTTGAACTGAAGGGTCTTTGAGACGGTCAATGGTTTTCATCGCGCCGGACAGAACAATTTCCTCGCTTTGATCAAGTTGACGGGAACTATAAGGCGTTATAACCAACTTTAAAAAATATAAGACATACATCCACCAATTAGGTTTAACAACAATCCTATCCTGCCAAATCTCACCATTCCAAGCAAATAAGTATTGGAATGACCAGCCAAATTGCATAATATAAATTCTGGTTCCCTCATAGCCCATTATTCGCTGGCAGACAATCCTCATAAGTTAAGACGACAACGCTTTAGCTTGTTTTTTTTCAAATTCCTCGTCGGTTTCTTCCACTTCGTGATAAGAAATAATGTCAAATCTGGCATGTGCCCCTTTTTCGGTTTTTTCTATAGATTTTTGTTCAACTTCAACCATTAAGTAATAACGTTCTCCTACCTGCCATTTTTTTATCTCAGGCATCTGCTCGCTGGTAACATTAAATGACGGCGGATAACTAGCCATCATCGGCATGTCCATTGATTCTTTTTTATCAACCTTGATTTTTTTGAGTTTCATACTAATCCATTTCAATTTCATTAATTAATTTCAACATTAGTAGAATTATTAATTATAAGGGTCTAAATTATCTTCTTCTTTTTGAGCGGCGGCTTGTGCCTCATCGCGCACCCGAAACGAGTACGGGATAAACGCCGGTTCGTGCTGAAGTAAACGCCTGATATTTTCTGGCTGATGGTCATTCTTATCTTTCGGTCGGCCAAGCGGTTGCCGGTCATCTTTGCTCGGGCCTTTGATTTCAGCCCAGACATATTCCTCGGTTTGTTTAATCGCTACTTTACAACTATCAAAAAAATAAAGTTCAGGCGGAGTTATCATCTGACCGTTTTTCAATTCATAAGCAAATGCTTGATTTACTCGTTTAATACCGCCGGTCAAATCTTTGCTGCCTTTAATAAAATGTAATCCCATTTCTTCCAATTGGGTGCCGACAGCCTTTTCTTTTTTATGCTGGTCATCATTATAGGCCGAGGGGTCAATAAGCCTGTCTTCAATTCGGTAATGTTTGGCCGCTTCATATTCAACTAATCTTTGATAAAGCGATTTTGGCAAGCCATCGCTTAATAATTCTCCGGTGATATATTTCCGTCCCATTTTATCAACGCTTAAATAACAGACGTGATCTGGGACCTGGGCGTGGACATCAAGCGCCATATAGGTTGTAAAATCCCTTTCATTAATCGGAAACGGTTTAATAACGTGAATTGAACGTTTGAAATTTTTGTGGACGCGGCCGATTAAATGTCCAAATCTACCGAACACCCGAGCTTCTCGTTCATCTTCAGGATAAGCATCAGCCATTCTTTTAATGTTCTTGTGTTCCAGTATTCCCCTAACGCCGTGAGTAATACAATTATCTTCAAGTTCAGCTTCAACCATAGCAGCGTAAATTCCATCTAGTTTAGAGTCCATCCAATCTTTGATCCACGCTGAATGTTTTAGAGGAGTGTAAGTCCAAAACATTATCATTCCCATGCGACCCCGGGCGATTGTCGCCATAAATCTGTCCTGAGGCATCGGCTCGTCTATCCAACAAAAACCCAAATCAACAGATTCAAACTCGGTCAGCTCTTGCTCATTACTCATTATGTCAAACTCAAAGCCGGTATTGGTTATAAACTTGGCTTCAAAATTCTTGCCTTCTTTAGCGGTCTCGTAATTAGCTGCCGGAAGCCGCTTAGCTTCGTTAGCTGGAAACCATTTTTTCAACTCGGGGATAATCTTTTCCTTGATTGTAGTCGGGTCAGAAATGATACGTCCCTTTTTAATATAGGGAAATTTTTGAAAAAGTGGAAGGTCAAACCATTTATTCTGAACACCATAGCAGATATTGGTAACGATATTTGCTCCGATGGCAGTTTTGCCTACCCCATTTGCACCAACAAGCATATTAACAAATGACTGATTTGAACCAACTAATTTTATAAATTCCTCCGCCTTGCCATTGGGAATGTAATATTTCGCCCGATTACTTTCCTTTCTTCTTTTTATCTCCATCTGTAAGTCCAAGAGCCTCCGATAGGATTCCGGCCGCTTCGTCTTCAAGTTCTGTATCGCTAAATGTGCCAAGTTTGTGGATAATAGTGGTATCGCCATAACGTTTCTTTAGCTTGTAGCCTTTTTCCAGTCCGGCATCTCTAGCGCGCCAATTTTTATTAGTCAATAATCCTTTATGTACTTTGGCCAATAGTGCATCGGGTATATTTTGCTGAACCAATGCTTGCCAACTCTCAGTCTCTTTTAAGTGATTAGGACTTTTACTGTAAGTGTCAGAATATCCCAGTTCTTTCATTATCTCTTTTTCGGTTTTGCCAAAACGGATACCAGCAGATATTGCTTTAAGCAAAAATCGGTGCCGTTCTTTGATCCTCGGTTTCTTTAATTTTTTGGTAGCCATACATACCTTAAGCCATTTTGTCAACAAAAAATCAGCTAAACTGGCTAATATTTTCGTTTAACTGGTTCATAAAAGAATAATTAATAACTTTATTATACACTATCCCTTATTTATTGTCAAATAGCACTCTTTACAAACCTTAATTTTTTCTGTTAATCCTTCAATTTAAATTAAAATTTGTTGTGCAAGTCTTTTTTTTCCTATCTTAATATATTCTTTATTAAGTTCAATGGCTATGTAATTACGGCCAAGTTTTTTAGCAACTACACAAGTAGTCATACTGCCACCGAACGGATGCGGATGCACGTCTTTGCAAGCGGCTTATGATTTATCTATTTCCATTTTATACAAATTTCATTATCAAAATACCATTCCCAATCCAAACATTCAGGTTCCGGCTCATAAACTTCAATAATTTCATTAATCGGATTATCGTATTCCGGTTCAAACGGCAAATCCAATATCTGATTCATTTCTTCCTGTTCTGTTTCGGTTAATTCATGCGGCTGAAAAACTGGCCTTAAAGTTTCCAGATAAAGATTCTGCCGACAGGTTAGTTCTTCCTCAATACACTTGGCTAAGGCGCGGTCGGCTTGCCAAGCGTAATTTTTAGCACCAAGATACCAGCCAATCACCACCACTGACACTATAATGCCAATAGCCGTAAAAATCGCTGTCCAATTTGTTTTTCTAGATTGGTCTGGATGTGTTGCCATATACATATTTATTTATCCCTTTTAATTACAACTTCGCTATCTAAACAAAAATATTTACTATTATTTCTCTGACCAATAAT